TGCTGACGACCTAAGATAGGACCAAGAAGTCTGAGCTTCTCTTCCGTCCTCTGCGCCACTTCCGTAGCGGTCATCTGGGGCCCTGTATTTAGCTGCAACTGATCTATAAAGAACGCTTGTCTAATCCTAATATTAATATGTTCCATAAACTGAACACCGAAGTCTACCCGACTCCCCGTATTCAGTGGCTTCACTTCCTGAGCACCCGGTCTATAGAAGTTAATACTCCCAGGAGCTGTCTTGAACGGCATCATATACCCGTCATCTGGCATAAGCAGCGGTGGATCTACTACCTTCTGAGCTGACCGAATCGTTGTCTTTGCTACAACATTCGTCATCTTAATATCAGCTAGGGCCTTCATCCCTGGACTACGTCCATAGACTTCACCTGCTATCTTCGTCCACCTAGGCACCACATAAGGAAATTCCTTAAACCCACCCGTCTTTAAATAAATCTTTCTCTCTTTCAATATATAAAGACTCTTAAACTTAAAGCCTTTACCAGCGTACTCATCACCTTCTTCTACGGGTTCTACTACGTGAAGAATCTCATGCTTCTGACTATCGTTACTAGTTAAAAAACTATCCAACTGAGAGTCAAACTTATCCGTCCCAAACGCATCTGCTATCTGCATTACGTCTAACTTGAAACTTCTATAAATAGTGGTGATCGTCCCCTGGGCATTCTCCCGGAGGTACGCTTCATATATAGGCCGTGTCTGAAACCGTACAACCTCTTCATCATCTTCCTCGATACGCATAAGGGCCGTACCAAAACATCCTAAGTCCAAATACAACTCATGGATATTCGTATGAAAGTTAGATGCATTCAATACGTTATGCATTTGCTTGACTGTATTCTGCAACCAAAGCCTAACTTCATCGTCCTGATCTGTCGGCTCATCACCTGTCGACAGTTCAAACCAAGTGGTAGCAGGGTTCGTAAGCATTCCATGAAGGGCCGCAGCTAAGAGTTCGTTCGAATGTATGGCCGTTGTCTCATACACTTTAGAATATTTCTTCGCTCCTGACGACAATGTCTGGTGAACATCATCTTTCCTAGGAACTATAAACTGAGCACACTCTTCCCAGTGACTATCCCAGTTCGTTCTCTCACTCTTCAATGCTTCATACTTTCTTATATACTCTGTTGCCATCTAATATTTCCTTGTCAACATGGACTGCTTCCTCACACCAGGACGCAACCTTCCCCTCGTCACTTCCCCCATACGGGCAGTCGACTTCTGGTAAAGCCCTTCTATCTTCTTCTTCTCAGCTACACCCATAGAAGCCGCTGATGCACCAGCAGCACCGTAACCTTTAGACGTATCCGCTTTAGGCTTGGCCTCGTCTAGTTCTGCCTGAGTCATTGTTGTTAACTGACTCCCCAATTTAGAAAACGCTTCTATATCAGAAGCTTTATATCTATGCGCCATCGAGGCCGTCGCTTCTCTAGCTTCATCCTTCGACCGCTGTTGCGCCTGAGTTATACCTAAAAGCTTCCCACCTTCATGACCAAAGTCATGGGCCATACTCCCAAAAAATTTACCTACTTCAGTATCTTTTAAGGCATAAGCCGCTGCCCCAGCTAAAACGCTCATAATATCCTCCTACAAACTAAATACATCGTACTCTTGATATGAATCTCTATATTCCCGAAGAACTTCCGATTGTACTCGCTGTGACTCAGGTCGTACACCCATTGCTAAATACCTGAACGCATCGGCACCATTAGATGCCCAATTATGCTTAGGCTTCTCCTGAAATATCTGATTCTTCGCATCCCATTTTCTCTCATACGCATGAAGCGCCAAGAGACCTCTTTCACATTTATCCTTATCCCACCAACACTTACTCAAGATCGTTCTCACAGCATTGATACCATCGGCCACCTGCCACCTAGGCAAAATATAAAGGCGAGTCATACCTAACGTCCTAAGAGTCTCTTCCCTACTCTTACCCGTCCCTAACTCTCTTGCCCTCGCATCATGAGGCAAAGTATGCTCTCGGTACGTGTACGGCTTCTTATTAATCTCCGACACAAAATAATCAAGACCCTTACCCGACATCTCCAAATAATCTATCAAGTGATACTCATGACCAACAACCTGCAAGAACCAAATAGCAGTCGTATCCCCAATGCCTAAGTCCCAGTAAGTGTCTACAAAGCAAGAGCTATCATAAGGAACACTAGTGACTCTATTCTCTGCCTCAGCGATAAGCATCTGCTTCTGATAGTATGCACCTGTGTTAGCAGCAGTGAAGCTGCACTCAAACTCCTGGAGGTATTCCTCCTCACTCATTTCATCTTTCGCAGCTCGAAGTTCATACGTGGAAAGAACCTTCGTCTCACTAGCTCTATACGTGCAGACATACCAGTCAGGATTTTTCCTCGCTTTATTATATAGATCAAAAAAATGATTTTGCCCTTTTGGAGTCCCCAAAAATATCGCCCAACCGATACGGTCTGCAAGTGCAGGACGCACAACTTGCCCCCAAATGGTAGGGTCACATACTGCGAACTCGTCGAGTACAACGCCATCGAGATATATCCCCCTCAATGTGTCCGGATTCTCACTCCCTAGAAGCATAAATCTTATTTTATCCTTCATGTGTGGTCTAGGAATATCTACCCGAAGCTCCGCTTCATTAGGTTTGGCCCCTGGTATTTCCTTCGTATATTCCTTCAAGTATTCCCATGCAATCCTCTTGGCCTGGCCATAAGTAGGGGCAACATAAGCATACTGTGGGGATTTTAAGGGGCAGCGTAATGCCCGATCGATTGTCTCGTTTATTGATAGCACCGTCTTACCGAACCGCCTATGCAACACTAGCACATTGAATCGCTTCATGTTCTGATGTATGATCCTCTGCAAAGGTCTAGGAGCATACCCAGTCGATATTCTCTTGATTTTGCTGGAGTCAACATTAGAGTCAAGGTTGCTTCCGGAGGAAGTGGCCTCCCTAACTAAACTCTCTTCGCTTTCCACACTCACACCTTTTAATATAGGGAATATTCTTCGAACCAGTCCTCACTCTATACATCAAGTGCAAGCCTAAGAGGCAACAATAGTATGCAAGCCTCCCATACGGAGTCACCCACCTACTCCTCCTCTTTATAAATAAGACCATGATCACTTACCTTGTATAAGTAGTATCCGATCAATGAGTCCTTCGACTCTGTACGGGGGCCGTCCCATAAATTAATATACTCAGGAATTTCTTCATCCGGCACCGTCTCCATCACAACTAACCTCAATATCGGGTTTCCCTTCTTTATCAGCAACAACCTGACCATCATTAGAGTCAACCTCTGTTGTATCCGTTCCCTTTGGTTCAAGCCTGCTTATTCCCGTGTCTATAAGAATCTGCAAAGGATGATCTTCGTCGGCACTTATTACACTCTTAGGGGAATATCTCTGAGGATTCGCTTTCTCTGCAAGCCATTTGTATGATTCAACCTTAAGTCTCTCCCCCGGAACATCTTCTTTATTGATACTATCACATGATGCAACTTCCAAGATTCTGTCTGCAAATGTATCTGCTGCATCTTTTTTCGCGGCCTCGAAAGCTTCTCTGAAGTCCCCATGATTGGAGCGCCATGAATATATATTAGTCACTGACTTTATCGGCAACCTCTGCACTACTTCCTTAAGGGTAAACCCCTCACTCACTAGGAGGCAAACAGCTTTACCGACCTTTGGATCATACCTAGTCAATATCCCTGTTAGATCAGGAAGATCTTGAATCTTAATATTCATCAAGCGCATATCACTTTGTTTCACTCTTGCTCCGTTTAGCATGTTATCTCTTGGGCCGGGTTGATGCAAGATACATGCGCACTACTCCTTTGTCCGGAGGAATAATGCTGTTGAGCGTTATACTATTTGAGATTTTAGGTCTCGTAGTGAGAGGTGATGGCGTAATAGGACTAAACGAAGTTACTTTGGGGGTCCCCCTCTATTAATATGCGTTGTGTATGCTGTGCATGCAATTTCCAAAGGTGGCAAGACTAAAGAGAACACCGACAACTAAATTGACAATCGACTCTATTATAGTGACCTGAAAATTTTAAACCGATATCTATTATATGCGATTTTGTTTCAGTCGCTTATCTTAAGGAAAGCTTATGTTGCTATTCTAACCCCTTGTGTTATAATGATTCAAAGGATCATTAAGACACAAGGGGTTAAGTATGACCTTAGAAATCTATTGTAAAAATGTTTATGGAAATGAGTTGATCTATCCAGCAAACACCATCGCCCATCAATTTTGTGACCTTTTAGGTTGCAAGACTTTCAACTCCCATCAAATCGAATCAATTATTGAAATGGGCTTTGAGTTCAAGCAAGTCTTTGCTCCTAATCAGGCCGTAAAGGGGTCAAGTAATGATTAGGACCAAACAACAATACCTAAACGCCCAAAAACTCATCCGAAAAGTATTAAGTGACCAAATTTGGAACGTGATTTATGCAAGACTTAAACTTAAGACCTATAGGTTTATGAATAAAGAGAGCAAAGATGAATGCCTTGAGGCCATATCGTCCCATAAACGGTCCGTTTTGGCCGAAATTCAGTGTTTGTATACTTATAACCGTGAATGGCTCTCAAAACGTGAGATTAATGCCTTTATTGGCCTAATCGATTTTAAAAGAATGAAGGATGAGATCATCAAAGACCTCAAAGAATCAGAATCATATTTTTATGATTGTCAGGATTTTGAATCCGAATGGCCACTCCAACACCAATGCGCTTTGTCATATTATGACTTTTCAGATGACGATTAATTTCCAGTCAAATATTTTAAGGTAAGCGTTATTTCAGCTTGCCTTTATGTTTCATTTTAGATTCAACAATTAATCTTTTTAGCGCACAATGTTTAATGCAAGGTCTAACCAAATGTAAGAAAAATGTTTCGATGTTTCGGAAATTAAC